GAAGTCGTATTTAATTGTCAATATATCTCCGACACGCTTGTAAAAGCTACCCTCGTATCCTGCTGGTTGCCAGCCCGTGTTGATGAGGTTTGGGTTGTCGTTCCTAGCAAATTCCTTCCACGGTTCCCAATCGTCAATTATTTTCGACCATCGGTGATGCCTGAAGAATAACCTGCCATCATTGCTCCAGAACGTCTGAATGGCTTCTTTATAGCCACCATCATTCTTTCCATAGGGGCTGTAATGAAATAAGTGGCCCCAATTTCCAACAGGGTTTCCAGGTGCTGCTGTAAAAAGATAGTATTGACCAGGTTCGTCAAGTTTGTTTGCATCGCTAACCCACTTCGTTGATCCGTTATTTGTAGTTAGCTGATATTGCTGAATCTGACTGTTGTTAGCGTAGATGTCACCAGCCACGTCAAGAGCGCCACGCTCTCGGTACTTACCAATCCCAACGCCTTGACGGTCGTAGGTCATTATAACTTCATCTGTTGGAACAGTGACTTGGAATGAAGCGCTTGTAAACTCATCTTCTAATTTTCCTATGACAATATATGACGTATCAGCTGGGTATGTGTTTCCTAAGTTAGCACTAGATGCATTTAGTTCGGAAATACTTGACCAAGTTCCACCAGCTTCACCATTATCTAGAACCTCAGTATCAGAACCGACTTTTCGTGTGGTGAAAGTCAGTTTCATAGTGTTCTTCTGAACGCCATTGACAGTCAGCGGTGCTATTTTGGCGAATCTCTTAATAGTTAGTATATCTAACTTCTTATCGCTTCTCTTCACCTCAAATCTTAGAGCTGGACTAAAGTAGAATAGAAACGTTATTTTCGTATCTATCCAATCAGACCATATTCCACGACTGTCTTGGACCCTTCCTCTTAAGGTCATTTGAGTATCCTTGCTTACAGATACCTCACGCAATACCCCGCCATTTTCTGTGACAGAGTTGTTAGTACCAACGATTTCAGCATAGTACCCAGTTATGGTAGCTCCGCTCTTGGCTTGCGCTCCAGTGAAAAAAACTTTCACAAGCGACAGGATGGAAACAAAATGCGTTTTTTCTGGAATTACCCTTTGAGTAGCTGTGTTAGCATCTTCTAAAGTAAAGCCTGTGAAATATGGTTTTAGAAGGTTCGTGTCAATACTTGCCGTGAACGTTGTCGACTGCGTTTGAATGAAATTTCCATTAATATAAGTATCTACATATATAGTACCCCATCCACTTGTTGAATTTGGTATATCGTTAGCGAAATCTTCTGGAATTGTCCATTTATACGACGTTCCAACATTATTGGCAATTTCACCTTGCTTGTTTCCCCAAGCGTAGCGTAGTGTATGTGTAGCGCCATCTATTTTTCTATCAATAGAAATGTCTACTTGTTTTCCGATAACCCCATCTGAGACACTTACCGTGCTCCCTCTTGGAATTGTCGTCAGTGTTATGGTTTGGCTTCCTATGTCTAGGTTTCCGGGACTGTATCCCCCCGAGCCGTTGAAATGAGCACGTACCACGAAAACACCAGTACCGTCATCGGCATGTTGAACAGTAATTGTTTGGTCTATCAATTGGATTGTTTGATTCCAGCCCAGCACGCTAGGAGAACCTGACCAGTTCAATCGCTGACCGTTAAAATCAACAAATGCACTACATTGATATTGAACGAAAGTAGTCGTTGTATTTAATAACGCTAATCGCAATCTAACTTGACTTGTATTGTTTTGGATATCTTGACCAACCTGGTCAACCCAAAGTCTGATACGATATCCACGGTCATTATTACTCCAAAATTCAGCCATTATGCACCTCCTACGTATCTAATGACATTACGGTCTGGATTCAATAAATCTTGCTCCTCTCGATATCGTCCGATTTGGATAGTTTTCGAAAAAATACCATTTTCAATATGAATCACACCTTGCGAGATATACATTACCTCGTGCCCAGCTGAGAACATTGATATACGCCCATCAGGACTGAAAAGCATAGAACTAGAATTATCTGTTTTACCAACAACAAGACCTTCATTCGATGCACTCATGTAGCTATCAATGAAATTCCAACGCTCTGACATATCGTTTAAGTTATTTTCTAGTTTCACTACTCGTGCACTAGCATCAGCTAAATCTTTTTCAGCTTGTGCACGATTGGCATTGTTTGCATTAACGAAATCTTGATAGGCTTTCACCCACTGATTGAGTGTATCAAGTGACGCTTTAGCGTCTAATTCAGCTTTAATAATAGAGTTCGTTTCGTTCAGTCTGTTGAGTTGTGCTTGTGTTAGGACATCATCGGCTTTGGTATCTATCTGATCTTCCAAATCTTTCGACGACGCTTGCCACGATCTATCAGTAGTACCCTCATAGCAGTCTAGTTCTGCGAAAAATAGCATAGAAGTTTTACCGTCAGTAGTGCCATTGGTATCAATACGAATGAACCCTTCATCACACTCTCCAGAGTTAAATGTTAGATGCCATTTAACAGCTTGTGTAACCGATGGTGAACCTGTATGTGTTTTAACATGCACGATTTCAGTAAATGTCTTGTCAGTTTCATTCGCCTTCCGACCCAAAAAATAGATGGTTAAGCCCTTGATATTCCAAGTAGCGAAAGTCTGAATATTAAATGAGTAGTCTGTGTTACGTTTAACAGGAAAACGTCTTGATGCAGCAGGAACTTCACTATTGGTATTATTGTCTAATCTAAATAGTTTCCTTGCACCATTGTAATAAAATTCATGTGTTGCTATATGAAGATTTTCATTAGGCAATCCAGTTTCCCAAAATCCCCAATTGTCAAGATTTTTTGGAAACGCTGAGTCGCGAATGAGGTTCTCACCACCAACAGAAACGCTACCAGCAGTATCGTTCCATGTATATTCTTCTGGGTTTGTGCTATCTTCTTTGAAGAAGTTGGTAAGTACACCTAAATAGCGTTTACGTCCAGTTTGGGTTAAACTGAAACCTGTTCGACCATCAGGACTATCTGCATAGGCAAAATGAACGTAAGGCGTACGTCCGTCTGCCCCCGGTTTTCCTGGAATACCGTCTCGTCCATCACTACCTTTCCACTTAGACCAACGATAGTCTTGTGGATTTTTGCTATCTTCGGCATTGAAGTCTTGGTACATACCAATATAGGCTTTATTAGTATCTGTTTGACTAAAACCACTGCCAGAAATTGTATCAGCATAAGCGATATGGATATACTGTGTCTTACCATCTGCTCCTTTAGGTCCGGGTATTCCTTGGTCACCTTTGGGTCCTTGTAATCCTTGAACACCTTGAGGTCCACGATCTCCTTTTTCGCCTTTGATAAGGGTCCATCTGTAGCTAGCAGGGTTAGTGCTATCAGACTCATTGTAGTCCGTATAAATTCCGACATATTTCTTGTTTGCGCTCTGTTCGACAGAAAAATCACTGATTACCTCAACTATCTTAGTTACCCAAGGATAAGGATCACCACCAAACGTTGCATTATTGGCCGTATAGGTACCAGCGTCAAGTGTCTTATATAGCCAATTATCATCCTTACCAAAACGGACAGTAGACCTTGCTGATAGAGTAAAGCTACTGCCTTCAGTGGCAACCTGTGTCATATTGGCATAGGCAAAATGAACGTAAGGCGTACGTCCGTCTGCCCCCGGTTTTCCTGGAATACCGTCTCGTCCATCACTACCTTTCCACTTAGACCAACGATAGTCTTGAGGGTTATTACTATCAACTTCATTGAAGTCTTGGTACATACCAATATAGGCTTTGTTAGTATCTGTTTGACTAAAACCACTGCCAGAAATTGTATCAGCATAAGCGATATGGATATACTGTGTCTTACCATCTGCTCCTTTAGGTCCGGGTATTCCTTGGTCTCCCTTTGGACCTTGCTCACCCATCTTAGCAACGGAAAAACCTTGCTCACTCGTACCGTCGGTATAGTCCCAAACAGTCTTAGTCCATAGATATTGTCCTTCTTTAACGTTAGGAACTTGACTACTCCAACCATTCGTTGGTGCTACCGTTCCAGATGTTCCTTGTGCGTAAGTAATTGTGGTATTACGTATACCAACTCCGTCTTTGCCTGGTAGTCCGTCGTTACCGTTATTACCATCTTTAGCAATATAAGTCTTTTGATAGCCAGTCTCACTAGATGAGTCCGTATATGTCCATACTGTTTTTGTCCAAAGATATTTGCCTTTAACCAATGTTGGTACTTGACTAGACCAGTTATTAGGCATCACAGTGTCATTATCGCTCATGCCGTAAGTGATAGTGGTAGTTTTTAAGCCTACCCCGTCTTTACCAGGCAGTCCGTCGTTACCTCTATCGCCTTTTGGACCTTGTGGTCCTTGTGGGCCCTTAGGTCCTTGTTTTCCATCTGAGACATTCAAAAAAGTAACTTCTTCTGAAGCTACTTCTTTATCATCCACCCATGCGGCAATCGTCAACGTTGTTGGTTGGTTAATCTCTGACGCTACCATGTCATAGGTCATACCTACGTATTTAATAGTACCGTCAATCACAAATCGATAAGTTGCATCAACAATTTTATCGCCTTGTTTCAAAATTGGTTTAACAGTAGAACGACCAATACCATTCTTAAATACTGTACCATTCGTGGTCCTTATCTCAACATGATATGGCAATGACTTAGAAACAATCTCATCGATACGTTGTTGTAATTCGCTAGACGGTTTATTATCCAATTTTCTGAAATTAGTAAAAACAACCGAGTTGTTTGTGGGATTGTCAAAGCTGATAATCATTTCAGATACACGCGCTTCGAGGGCTAAACCACCTCTAAAATTATTATCGATGATTTTAACAGTGTCACCTAGATTGATGTCTTTATAGTTATCCAGAAAGCTAGACTGAACATCTACTGTGTAAGTCAATAGTGGATAAGCATACTGCTTGATAGTACGCAAGGCGTAAGCTTTTAAGGATTCAACGTCCTTGTATTCTGTCTGAAAATCCCTACGTGTCCAGTTATCAGCGCTGTCTGGATTCATGGTAGATGGGTAGCGTTCCCTTGACAGTGGGGCGAAAACGAAGCTAGTGCCCTTTCGAGAATAGAACTCTACTTGTCCTAGCTCGTTCTTTTCCTCAAATTCGACATCGTTTAGGTTAACGCCATCTTGTCCAATGAAATTACCAGCGTTGAAAAGTTGCGTTTTATCACTAGTAACTTGAACGCCTTTCAATCCGCTTTGATAGTAGAGAATGACATCTCCTCTAGCTTTACCTATACCGTGATGGTTTTTATCTGCTTCTTGGTAGATGTCGATGATGAAACGTTTCATAGTTCCGTCTCGGTTTAATTCGGTACGGAAAATAAATTCTGCATCAAATTGATTCATCAAGCTATGAAGTTGCTCTAGTTTAGTTCCACTTTGAGATTCAAACGTGATAGTTCTTGTTCTATCAGGAATCTCATTAAAACCAACTTCAAGACCAGCAAAACCAAGTAACTCAAGTTTTTGAAGATACCATTCAAGAGTTTTAGCACCGTCAACACTAGCTAAAGGACGCTCTATTTCTGCTGCTAGTTCCAAGTTTGTATTATTACAAGTCACTTGAAAACTAAAATCATTTTCAACGAGTTGAGAAACATAGAAAACGTGGTAGGAATTGTCGTAGTAAAATGACACAAACATCTGGTCATTGATATATTTGATATCATCGTGTAACTTACCGTTTACGATTTTAGGAATTGTAAAATCAAATGTACTTGTTGAATATTCAAGGTAAGGGTGCCATTGACTATTAGAGTATGGTAACATTCCGGGAATTTCATTATTCAATGCACACACTTTCCGCATGCTTTTGTCATGAATCCAAATCTGCATTAAACAAAACGCTCCTTCCAAGAAATTTCAATCGTTGGATCGTTTCTTATCCAACTATTGGTATAGATGTCAATTTCTGTTTCACCAGTATCGATACTGAATGGCTCAGATAAGTATGTTAACTCGTTATTGGCTGGCAAGTTATCAATTAGGGTCTTACCTCTAGACATATCGATTTCAAGGATAGAACCCATATGAAAACGATTAGGTATGTCTTCCTCTTTGGTGACGTGGTCTTTTCGATAAATAAAATCATCCAAATACATATGTGTTACAAGAGGAGCGTTACCAACCCTTCCAAAGATAACATGGATTTTATCTGATTTTTTACCCTTTATTTCAGGAATAGAATATCTAGGATAAGAACCCCACCAGTAGTATTGAACGACATCATCAAACCGCATAATATCTGACCATCCCCTAGGTTCATTAAATGGGTTGTGCTGCTCGATGTGCGTTCCTAAAAAATTCTTCCTGTCGACAATACGGAAACCTCCCTTGCCGTCACCAGCTAGAAAATTATATTCACAGCCTAAACCATTGTAACGTTTAAAAGTTTCAACACCATACAAGAAAGTGCCGCTTGCATCTGTTACACAGATTTTTAAGTATCCCATTTGGTTTGCAGAGCCGAGCCAAAAAATTTGTCTCCACCAAAAGTATTCATATAGCGCACCTTTTTCACCGCTTGAATCCCTTGGTATGTCAAAAGTAACCGATGCTACTTGACCACTCTGTAATGCAATGTGAGGACGACCCCAAGCATTATCGATGTAAAGAGTTCCGTTTGGCTTGGTGTCGTTGACATCGTTTGAGATGCCAATGTTTTTCAATCCTTGAGCCAATCCATTAGGGATTCTGTGCTCTCCGTTTGATGAAGCGTAATCAAACAGTACCTCTGACTTTTTAACCGTTTGGTTATCCCATTCTTTAGGATTACCAACCTCGTAGCTTTCAGTAGCAGATTTCACAATCCCAACCCAGCCATTATCTGAATTAAATTTTAACTTAATATCTGGGTATGTTTCAGCCGTACCAAAGTTCTTTAAAGTTGCCTTGTAATGCCCAGTCGATACCTTTTTAATACTGCCGAACTTGGTTTCGCCATCGCTACTTACCAAGGCTTCGGCTTTGTTTTCGCTGTAACTTTTGGGAACATCAAATGTAACCGTTACTGTTGCGGTAATCGGTGAGGTGTTCTTATCAACTGCTAACGATGCTTGACCAGACGGGATAGCTTCCCAAACCTTATTAGGTTCATCTCCGAAAATCAATGGTTTCGGTTTATCTACATTCAGATAGCCACCAAGCGTTTCAGCTACGCTATTAAAGTAATCGTAGTTACCAACTAGAGTAAACGATACTTGAATCTGTTTAACTGATAAGGTGTTATATAGGAATTGCTGACCATAACGCCTGTGCCCTTGGTCTTGATAGTTGTTGTTGAAATTTGATGCCACGTTTTTGGTGACATCCACTGGAACGGCACGTCCTTGACCTTCATTGAATAATTCGGTTAAGTTCTTGCCGTCATAAGTTACTGACATTCCTATCAAATAATGCGACCTCCTAACAGCGCTTGCCTGCGCTCATATTCGTTTGTGGCTTTTGTCATAAATGGTGCTAATCCGTTTGAAACGCTTCTACCATCAATGATGTTTTGAATCTCGATTGGCTTAGAGCCATTAGTTACCAATTGGCTAAGCAAACCAATCACGACGTCTAGCTTACTTTCAAGCATAGAAACACGTTGTTGACTTGATGAATCATCATGGTTGTTTTGTGGTGCATCTCCAGCAAAACGTGCCACCGCTTCGGAAAGTAATCGCCACGCTCTGCCACGTTTGGCAATATCGGTTGGAATAACATACTCTGGCATATCACCCTCAGCGAGCTCATAAACACCGTTCTTTTGGACTAGGCCACCGTTTGCGTAACCATAAGCAGCCACACGGTTAAAGGCTGCGTCTGACGTTCCATAGCGATGTTTGATGTAGTTGATTGCAGCGAGCAAGTTATCGTAACCGTTTCGGATATTGTCGTGCCCTTTGTGTTTATAAGCGTTAAAAGTAGGCCCGATGGTTTGCATCAAACCAATTGATGGATGGCCTGCTAGTGCGTTACTATCCCAATTATTTTGAGCATTAGGGTCGCCATTTGATTCTCTCTGGATGGTAGCTAAAATCTTAGAAACACGGAAGTTGTTTGGTTCTATACCGTTAGCTTCAAGCGCTCTAACTACCGTATCACGCCAACGAGCAACCCCAGTCCCTTGTGGATGGTCTTCACCGCCGCCCGATGGGTTGAGCAACGGACCAAGCGTTTTCTTAATCCAATCAAACATACCGCTAACTTGACGCTTGATTAAAGTCTGTCGTGGGTTGTTTTTATCCTTAAGCGGTTTTCCGTCTTCGCCACTGCTTCCAAAATCTCGAACACCGAAATCAAGAAATGTAGCAGCATTTTTGACATGACGACCTGTAAATTGATGATATTTACCATCACCACTATAGTTATAATCTTCGCCGTCGTAAGTGTCACCGTGTACTGCTGTTACAAAGTCAACGTGGTTACTTGAAACTGGCCCCCCTGTGTAGACAGATACTACACCCGGTTTTGGTCTACTCAAGTGTGGCACTCTAGCATTTACCCACTGCCTACCATCTCCAAGGTAACTAAACAAGCTAGGATTAACACCAATGTTTGCCAAACGGCTGGCAATGAACGATACACACTCACGATAGTAGTACCCCCATGGATCTACTCCAGCGTCTTTCGCTTTATCTTTGAAGCGGTAGTCATCGCCTTTAGCACCTATAGCTACAGTACCTTCATCCATTGAAGCGTTAGCCATTGACCAAAGTTCTTTCCACCAACTTTTAGCTTCTCCGACAGGTTTCTTATACAACGCATTTCCGAGCGGGGTAAACATAGCGCCCAATTTATCAGCATTAGGACTAAATTTTTTAGCTAGTGTACCAACAGGGTCTTTAATAGCACTTCTGACAAAATCAATCATTTTTTTGAATTTGTCGACACCGTTTTTCATCCCATTCCAAACTGAGCCAGCTATATTGGTAGTTGTATCCCAGACTTTAGACCAAAAACCAGTACCTTTAGCATAAGCTCCACGTTCAACACCCATGAGCATAGCCAATTCACTGGCATTGATAACTTCCGAACCAGCTGGCAAGAGGTATTCAACATTGCGACCTTGTGGCAAGAATGATTTACCGTTTGGCAATATTACCATCTCTTGGTTGTTAGTCTCAGGGCTATCATTACCATCGTTTAGTGTAGCAAGTGTTGGTCTAGTGATTGGGTTTCGGTATGAGCTGAATAGACCTGTACCATCCGCAAATTTAACTTTAGGGATTTTACTGATTGCGTTCTTCGGACCACCGAAGTCTTGGATTAAGCCGTTGATGCCGTCGATACCATCGTTCGGAATTTTGATGACCGCATTGATACCATCGCCAGCAAGGTGTTTCATGCCATCCCACATGTCACTGAAGCCATTTTTGACATTATCCCATGTATCCTTGAAGAATTTAGCGATGTTGGTTAAAGCGTCGGTGATTAGTTTGGTAATTTTAACACCGAATTTATCTTGCGTTAACGCTCCGATTTCATCCCATTTTTTCGATAGAAATTTTTTGGAGTTTTCCCAGCCATCAAACCAATTATTATTGATACCTTTGTGGTGCTTGTCGATATCCTTACCTAGAGCAGTCATGGCTTCAGTAGCGTTATCCTTGACACCTTTCCATGTTTTAGATGCGAATTTCTTAACGTTGTCCCACTTATCAGACCAATCTTTCTTAAGGTTACTCATGTGTTTTGCAATACCTTTGGCCATATCTTTGACATGGTCCACAGTGCCATCAACAAACTTCTTAAATGGTTTATTGTGCTTATACATCAACTCAAAACCAGCTACTACTGGATTAGAGATTACAAGCAGTTTCTTAGCGGTGTTAGTAAAGGCTTTGATACCTTTTTCACCGCCAGTGAAGTAAGTCTTAGTCTTTTCAAAACCCTTCTTGGTGCTCTTGGTCATTGAGTCCATCGCACCCGTCCAAGTTTTCTTCATGCCATCCCATGTCTTGCCAAGCCATTTACCAGCGTTAGAAAATCCATCTTTGATGTTCTTTACAATACCATCAATGAATTTCTTGAATTTTTCATTGTGCTTATAAAGCATCGTAAGTGCAGCGATAGCAGTAGTTATTCCAACCACGACTAAACCAATTGGATTGGAAGCAAAAGCTAAGTTCAATGCTTTTTGTGCAACTGTCATTCCGACTGTAGCTGTTCGCCATGCTTGGATACCTTTAACAACTGCTGTAATCCCATTTGCGATTTTAGAGCCAACAAAATATGCGGCAAACAAAGAACCAACCGTTTCAATAGCTGTTTTATGTTTTGCAATACTACCTAAAGCATTGGATAGTGATGTGACTGGTTCTTTAGCTTTCTTACCATTGCCAGTCATTAAATTGAAAGCACCAGCGACACCTTTAATCATGGCTACTGCGGTTTCCCAAACACCACCAACGAAGCTCTTCCCAATGCTGAAAAGTGCAATTAGACTATCTTTTGCTTCCTTGAAGAAAGCTACAATTTTAGGGGCATTATTGGCAATGTTCTTACTAAGGTTATCGACAAACTTATTGAGACCGTCCATTAAGCCATTAAGCTTATCTGTACCATTTCCAAGATTAAACACCTTAGAGAAGGCATCCATGATAGTGCCTAGTCCTTTGGAAACATGCTCTCCAAGCTCTTTGAATTTGCCTTCAGTTTTAGGGTCAGCAACCCAGTTACCAATCTGTTGTAAGAATGGGTTTTTCATTTTATCGATTGGATCACGGAAAGCTGCAACTACTGCTGGCATACGAGACTTGATGGTTCTTTCAAGACCACCGATAGTAGTCGAGAAGTTAGCCGTCGCATCCTTGTACTTGTCTTGCAACTCAAACAAGGCTTTTTGAGCCATTTCAGCGGTAATCTTACCGTCGCTTTGCAACTTGGCATATTGCTCTTGGGTCATGTTAGCAATGCCCAACTCTTCCCCAGCAACTTCTTTAAGCTGGTTCTTCATTTCTGGAAAGACATTGATGATTGACATCATGTCTTGCCCTTGGACTTTACCATTGGCAATCATTTGAGCCCACTGGGTAGAGAAATTCTCAACGGCTGCATCGGTCTGACCAAATGCATCTTGCAAGGTCAAAATGGCTTGTGTTTGTTGCTTGGTCAACTCGGTGTTGTGAGTTACGGCATAGAATTTCTGGTTCATGCTGTCAACCATTTCAGTCGAGTTAGCAGCAGCTTGCGCCATTTCATTGGTCATATCGACCATCTTCTTACCTTCTTCAGCATTACCTGTCAAGGTCAACCAAGTGGCGTTCATGGTTTGTTGGTATTTAACGTATTCGGCACTAGACTGTGCTATCTCATCAAACTTGCCCTTAATAGACCCCAACGCATTTTGGAAGCCATTACTAATCATGTTAGCGGCAAACGTTGCCCCGAAAATGCCTTTCAAACGTGAGGTTTTCTTTTCGGTTTCATCGACTTCATTTCCTAAACGATGGAAGCTTTCTTTCAAACGACCAATAAGCGTGCTAGAACGTTGACTTTGCTCAATCTCATCGTTAAGTTTGTTAGCGGCATTTCTAATATGCGCTAGACTCGTCGCTGTCTCATCTAAGCGTTGCTTTTGCTTACGGTATTCATCGCTAGTCTTTCCTGCTTGAGTAGCGATACGCTCAAGCATTTCTTTTTGGGTCTCATACTGCTTGTTTAGGTTAGCGATTGAACCCTTGTATTGCTTGAGCTGTTCCTGTCTAGCTTCGTCTTCCTTGCCCTCTGCCTTTAAACGCTTGATGTAGGTATCAGATGCCTCGTTTTGGGCTTTATATTCCTTTTGAAGCTCTGCCAAACCAGACTTATGATAATCAAGGCTTTGCTTAGCTTGACGTTGTTGATTTTCCAACGCAGCTAAGCGTGTAGTAGCTTGGTCAATCTGTTGTTGGTATTTGAGGTACTGTTCAGCGACTTCAACAGTATTCCCTTTAAGTTGAGACTGTTCTTGTTTCAGTTTCTCAATCTTTTGCTGTTGGTTCTGGATGGTATTACTCAAGCCTTCGTATTTTGCTTGAGCCGCACCTAAATAGTCACCAGCGCTACGCATTTGGCTCTCTTGTGCCTTCCATGCGTTAGTAGAACTATTGACCAACTGAGTTAATCGTTTAATCGAGTTAGCCGCTTGTAGCGTATCCAAGGCGATTTCCGTAGACATGGTAGCTTGTACTTTTGCCATGTTATATTCCCTCCTTTCCTTAAAAAATTAGAGTAAAGATGTTGGGTCTACCATCCTATCCTCTTCCTCTTTTGCATTCAAGATTTTCATCAATTCATAATAATCAGTGTCGTAATACTGATCTAGTGTCCACCCAAAGCCTTGGATTGATTTCTTAGCAATGGTTTTCAAATCTTCAATGCGATTTTCTAAATCAAAAATTTGTTCGCCTTTAGATTTTAGTCTTTTGGGTCAACTTCACCAGAGGCATTTTCAAGTTGTTCGTCTGTCAATCCGTACATATAGCCAACCAATTTTTCAGCAATCTCTTGTGTACGTTTATTTTCCAAATCGAGTAACTTGTCATAATCTTCATCATTCAAGTTAAGAACAGCACGGATAAAGCCAAGCATCTCTTTAAGTATTGAGTAACTACCTTGAGCCTGCTCTTGTGTGTCGCCATCTTCGATTGTGTCACTGATTTTAAGTACTGCTAACTGATACTCATGCATACGCAATACATTGCGGTTGCTTGTAGTTACTGTGAATGGTTTTTTACTGATTTCTGGGATTTTAATAGTTCTGATTTCCATTATGGTCTTACTCCTTTTTAAAAAAAATAGAGGCCAGGCCATAAGCCTGACCTCTTTGCGAATTATGATGTGTTAAACTGCTGTAGAAGTTAGTGTGTAACCACCGAAAACTTCTTTGTGCATATTAGCTTTATCAAAGCCAGATGCACCTGAAAAGTATTTCTTGATTGGCTCACCGCCAAAAGCAATCGCTGACAATGCGTTATATGTCAAGTGGTCGTCTTGACGGGTTTGAGCGGTGTCTGTATCTGTACCTACGTTCTGTGCTGACTCTTGGAAAATACCATTAGCAAACCCAAAGTAAACTGAGTTTTTACGGTCAAGCGTTTGTGACTCAATCAATACTGCAACGTGTGGTTTTTCACCTTGGTACACATATCCACCTTTTTTATCCGATTTGAATCCAAGGATTTTTTGTTTGATATCAAAATCAAGGTTGTTAAATTCAAAAGCAACCGTTGGTGAACCGGGTCCAACCATAACATCTTGCACTTCGTTGTTTCCTGGTACTTTAGTCGCTTGACCTTCCAAGTTTGAGATGTTAGCGGTACGAGTACCAAGCATTTTAGAATCGATTTCGATTACACCGTCAGTTGAAAGGCCTTCTGGACCTTTAATAAGTTGTTGAGTTTTTGGGTCAACCAAAGCAAGTTTCACCAATTTCAAACCTACAATTGCCATATATATTTTCTCCTTTTGTTAAATTAATTTATCGAAAGCAACAAAAAAGACCGCTGTAATTTGCAATGTATCAGGGTCTATACTGTGTTCTCTCATATCTGTAATCGAGTAGTGCTCAGATTTTAGAAATTTTAGCAATTCCATTTCAAAGGCTTCAATATCAAAATCAATATCAAGCTTGTAGAAAATCTGTATTTCTACTCTTTCTATTTTTCTGAAAAAGGTATTATTTCCGCTTAAATCAAGTGATGGGTTGCTTTCGGTGAGCAACACGATTGTCTTATCGGTGTTTTCTTCGAGTTCTTTAGGTAAGTTGTTTGCATATACTTCGCTTATTTCACCAAATCCTTTACCCTCAATTAACTCTTTTAATTTTACGGTTGCTAACACTTAATCACTCCCCTCCCTTCTTGCGGATAAGTTTCTCATATTCCTCTTTTTCTGCCAATAGCACCTTAGTTTGGACAGCGCTATCGTTTTGTACATTAGTAACAAAATGGTCAGCACGATATTTCTTAGTTCCGTCATTTAATCGTCTAGCGTTTTGGGCGTGGTACCTATTCACCCACCCAACAGTTGACACGCCATTTTTTCTACCATCCACGTTTGTGGATTGGACAGCTAAGCCGTCAGCCATGTGACCATACTTCAAATTTTTCTTCTTTGAATAGTGTTTCTGACGAGTAACTTCTGCCAACTCTTCTTTAAATACCTTAGCACCAGCGGTTGTAATCTTTGCTTGTTCCGCTGGTGTTAAATCACCAATACTAGCCACTGTTTTAAGCCAACCCTCTAACGCTTCGTCAAGACCTGTCATAAGCTATCACCCAACTTTCTTGTGCTTTCTAAGTGTCAGAAAGTCGTAGTGGTTAAAACCAAAGTTTTCGTCTGGACTGATACGCACGATGTCATATTGAGTGCCGTTTAAAGTGACAACTTGACCTTCTAATACTTTTGCATTGTGGCGGATGACGATAACTATTGTATCACTTTCGCCATTTTGTTGAGCCAAATACTCTTGATTGAGCGTTCTAGTGTGTGGCTTGTAATGAAGCGTAAATTGTTTCACGAACTTTGGCACACTCACACCCGTAAACTTGTTGGGGGTGCTTTGGTATGTACCAAAATCTGCTTTATAACGAAAGTCTGAGGGTAAATATCTAACTCTAGCCATTAGTCACCTCTTTCCTCGCTATAAGTTGCGTACAGCCCCCTTAACTGCCCGATTATGCTGTTTAGCGTTAGATTAACAGGATATGTTGCCGTATCTGTCAATGCCACTCTATACGTGAAATATGAGCTTGTTAGGGCTATTACAGCCGTATCAAACAAAGCTCTCACACTGTCGAGGTTGTAAAATTTTGGATCATCCCCGACTGAATTAACGACGTACTGTCGAGCTGATTCAATGTAAGCTGGGATGAGTGCCGTGTCGTCTGTCTCATCCAGATTCAGAGTCTGCATGATAGTTTCCTTAGATACACTCATAGCTTACCTCCTAATTAGACTGCTGTTGAACCAAGGTTGCCTTTTTGGTCAGCGATGGCTTTAAATGAAGCTGGTACAAACGCTTCTGTATCAGTTGCTACTACATCAAAACGGTCAATAACACGTACTTTAGTAGTGTCAGTTTCAAACGCACCACCACCAATATTGGTAGATAGCAATGACATTTGTTGACGGTCAAACAATGTTACCGCTTGTTTCAAGTCACCAAAGTAAAGCGGCATAACTCCTGATGAAGCGTTAGGAAGCCAGCGGTCAGAAATTTCTTTAACTGCAAAACCATTGATTGAATATCCAGTTGGTGATTTTACATCACGTTCCATGAGGTAGTCACCCAAAGCATTTTTGACTTTTTTAAGAGCTGTAAAGCCTGAAGTGTTAGTCAAGAAGAATGAAGTTTGTTTGATTGCTGGGTCAACTTTAGCTTCAAGGTCAATAATATCGTCCCATTTAGTCAATGTTGGTTTAGTTGGGAGTTTGTCAACAACACCCAAGATTGCCTTGTTACGAGTAACCACAACTTTTTTAGCAATCCAACCAGACAACCATGCAAGGATATTTTCAGCAGAGTCAGCAAGCAAGCTGTTAGTAACTGTTGAGATACCAGCATAGCGCTTGATAGTGTATTTGATAAGAGAAAGTTTTGGATCATCAATATCAGCAATTTTACCTGCTTCATCATCAATATTAGCAAGACCTGTAATATCAGTCCATTTTTCATAAACACGTGAACCAGTAAGAGTAGTTACGTTCTCAACATTTACATACTCTTGCAATGAATCGTATTGACGAACCAATGTATTGATAGCTGTGCGAATATCTTGAGGAATAGTCAAACCTGCATCAGAACCAGAATGGTCTGTTTTAGAGTCAAGCAAGTTTTGGTAGCGACCACGGACTAGGTTTTTGAAGTCTTTAACAAAATTAGCTTTAACTTCTTCTTCATTTTCAGTCAAAGGTTTTTTATCTTCTTCGGACATATTAACTACTTCATTAGCACGAGCCTCTGTATACTGTTCTTTGAACATATCACGTTTCATTTTGGCAGTGTCACGTTCATTTTTGATTTTTTGCAACTCTTCAGCAGTAACTGAATCGTCAAGCATAGCTACGTTAAGTTTCTCATTCAAGTTTTCGACCTTGTCGCCTTGAGCAACCCAAAGGTCATGCAATTCGTTTGATGTTTTCATTAATTATTTTCCTTTCATTTTTCAAGTAAAATTTTCAATTTTTGCTCACGCAAAGAATTGGTTTTAGGTTTAGCAATCATATTTTTAAATTTATTGATTGCTGATTTGCTTGGCATCTGATGTACAGCGTTAGTAACCATGATTTGTTCTTCATCGTCACCAAAGAACATAATTTCATCTGCAAAGCCTTTATCAACAGCAGTTTTGGCATTAAGCCATGTTTCTTTTGCCATAAGCTCTAATAATTCTGATTGTTTAAGACCAGTTTTCATCTCGTAAGCCAAAGCGATAGACTCGTCAATGCTATTCAATACTACTGATTGATGTTCCATGTCATCGCTGTTCCCAACGAAACCGCTAGATGCTTTATGAATCATGATATGCGCCGTTGGACTAATGCGAACGGTATTGCCTGCCATTGATATGACGGAAGCAGCAGACGCTGCTAAGCCTTGTATATTAACTACAATACGCTTGCCACTGTCTCGAAGCATAGTATAGATTTCACTAGCTGCGAACACATCACCGCCGTTTGAAGCAATATTAAGCGTAATTTCTTCGTCTTCATCATTAGTGATGGCATCTTGTACCATCTTAGGATAGGTACTGGTCATTCCATAAAAATCATAGAATTCCCTATCGTCATTGCTTACTATATAGCCTTTAATGTCAATCTTCCCCATTTATCTCACCTCCTTTCAATGTGGTCTTATTAGGGTTTTCCCCTTCTGGCAACTCTTTAGGTAAAATTTCAGCTTGTTGCAAAATATACAAGCCTTGATTCTGTGCGAGTGTGCCACTTTTAACCATGCTATTAATCCGACTGACACTATTAGAGCCAGTAGGGTCAACAGCCGGCAAAATATCTGCATCCACATCGCAGGATAGTTTTTGAGATAATTCACTAATAAACGGTCTTAGATAGCGTGAGACTGCTTTGTTATAGAGATCTAAACTCATTTCCAGCGATGATTGTTGGTCTCCTTGACCTCCAACTACATTCTCTGGGATACCGTAGACCTTAGCAAACTGTCCAGTTGTCCAGTCCGCTTGCTTAAGCAGTTGAGACACGTTCGACTTAATTTCAAGCGGTGTGAAGTCCTCTAAATCATCCAGCACTAACGGACCGCCTTGCATTTGCTTCATCGCTTGCCGTGAGCGTGAGAGTTTAGTTTTAAAATCAAGCAAGCCACCGCCTTTAATCTTCAAAATACCATTGGCATTTAAGGCGTTTTTGAGAGAGTTAAGCGTCAGCTTATCGCTGGCTTTCTGTATATTCAACTCCCTACTAAGAGCCATCAACGGGCTTACACTTGTCAAACCACCATCCACAGATAGCAATTTAAAGTGTAAGACGTCACCTTGTGGGACGTGCTGTTTTGGTGGAATGCGTGGGTCGTCAAAAGTGATGTTATAGTAAATTCCATCTTTATTATCCAAGCGATTGAATGATACTTGAGACGGTCGCAAATATTCCCACTTCATATCCCGCCCATTTTCATTTCGCCATCGATAAGCAAAGGCTTCCCCACCAAGTAGCATTTGAGCAAAGATAGATTGATAGAAATTAAAGCGGTTAGCATTGTTTGACGGGTTATCAATGATTCCCTGTAATTGTTTCCGACTGGCTGTCAGTTTAACGGTTGCAAGGTCGTTTGAGAGTTGATTAATAATAGAAAATAAGTCTGAGTTTCTGAGAGCAGTTTCAGCTGATACCCACTCACTACCCTGAATAGTAGCTAAAAACTCTGGATCAGTAATATCAAAAAAGACACCTTGATTACTAGGTGGACTCTCTGTTGCAAGATTCGTTATATTAAATATTGGCAATTGTTATCACCTCCTTTCTAGCCTTTTTTGGCGGCTAGTTCACTAACCAACCCTGCTAGTATGAACGTGATTGTCATGCTAATGCCAAACCATACATAGCCAAGGTGGTAAGTGGTTATATTAAGTGAAATTGCAGCTAAAATGAACATTAAAATGTCGAAAATAGCCCAAATTGCCTTAAAAAACTTCAAAATCATATATTAATACTCCTCTAATAGCCCACTTTCTGGGTTTTTTAGCCATGCTAAAACTGCCTCTTGGCTCATATGTTCGACTTTCCATGTTGGATTGTTTGTGATTGCATAGTCTTCAAATGCGTACATGGCATCGTAAAAAGCATCGATAAGAGCATCCACAACGTCAATCTTGTAAGTGGATTTCATTTTGTCTACTTGGATACCGATGTTGTCCTCTTTAATAACTGCATTTATCAAGGCTTTACGCATAATCTCATCATCCAAGCGAGTGATATTGCCTTCGATAAATAGCGTTTGAAGGAATTTTGTAGGGTCTTTTAGCTCACTTGTACGTTGTCTTATTGGCATGAGTGGGAAACTTGTATTAGATTCCAATGCTTTGATAATCTTAGACATTCCCATAGCGTCATAGCCGAAGAAAACGACATCAAGCGCGTTGTCTTCAACATAATCAATAAACCAGCGATACACTTCCTCTGGGTTTATAAGCCCTTGTGGGTGGCTTGTGATGGTACAAAAACCCTTGGCTTCCAAGTCTCGATAATTGACCCCGTCTTGCTTCTCTTTGGCTTCAATGCTTCCTGCTTGTTGCCAAGGGATAAAGCTATGCTGTTCTATATGCCACTTTTGGCTCCCGTCTTCACCTAAATACGGATATACAAACCCGATTGCTGTGTTATCACTAAACATTGACGCGTCAAGCCCAACGTACACACGCCTGCCACGTATATCAAAATCATCAATGACTGCATTCTCAATATCTTTTAAGTCAAGAAAACTATTACTGTCAGCAAGTAGCCAACAATTCATGTTTTTAACTTGGAAATCTGCTAGCTTACCCATAAGCATTTTCTTATCACGTTCAGAAAGTAAGCCTTTCATAAGGCTGTCTTTTAATTCTGGGTGATTTAAAAGTGGATTGCTTTTAGCCCAGGTTTCTGGCTCGAAAGTTTCTTCTAAGTCATCTTGACACCAAATTAAACAGAGTTGGTCATCTCCAGCTCTGTCATCGTCATTTTCCATAATTTCAATCAGCTTTTTCTGTTCTTGGTGAAAAGGAACATTTGGCACTGTATATGCGGTAGAGATTTCAATGAAACGTGAACCGTCTGTGTTTACCTGCCCTGAGGTGATTTTAGAAATCCCCTCGTCATTCCTTAACTCGCCTACCTCATCAGCAACAGCAAGACGAAAGTGTTTTGAGTCAAATTTCCCACTTTCAAAACTGATAGTCCAAATAGAATTGCTATCAGTTAGAGCTTTGATCTCTCTCGAATAAAGTTTCAACCCCATCTCTTCCGCCAAAGACTTGAACGGCTCATTCTCCACAATTTTAGCCATCATCGACTTAACATAAGTATATAGCTTCATGGTTTGGTCGTGGTTTAGCGAACTAATAAGGTAGTCCTGATTGGATAGCCCAATAGTCTCAATGAGAAAAGAGTAGTTCATGGAAATCCCAGCTATCATTGTTTTCCCCTGACTACGTGCCATCGACAAGACGATATTAGTAAACCTTGGCAATCCGTCAAGACCAAACCAGCCGAACATTTGGCTGAAGATAAAATATTGCCAATCCATTAATTCTAACTTCTCGTTGAGGTTATCCACGTTAGGAACAAGCCTAACAAATTTCAAAAACTTGTTAAATTCAGTCAACGAGTAGATGAATGGGAAATCGTTGTCTCCTTGCCTTTGCAAGTCTCGTAAATGCCTATAACAAGCTAACTTGATATAATAGCCAGCGATAACATCGCCGTCTAGCACGGAAAAAGCGTATTTAGTACCTGGATCTTGATATTTCTTGCGGATAAATGAAAAATCAGCGTTTTTATAAGCACTGATAACATCATGTGAGTTATTCAATCTGATTTTCAAGCACCTCCTTTACATCATCCATATAGCTGATACGAATGAGTTTTATGTTGTTAGATAAACAAAAATCAGTTTTTATTTTATCTCTCTTTTGTATTTCTAAGAAGCTCCTTTCTCCGCCCCAATGTTCAATAGGTTGGAAGTGTTGTTCGCCATCGAACTCAATTAACGTGTTCATTGTTGGCAAATAAAAATCAAAAGGTAAAGGCTTTTTGTATCGGCAATCATCAAATCTGACCTGCTCCTCGAAAAATACACCTTTTTCCAATAAGTACATTCTAACTTCTGCTTCACCACGACTAGATTTACAAAACGGACAACGTTTACCGCTCAAAAAATTGTTTGGTGTAACCATGTAAACATTTCCACATCTAACATGCTTGCACCTCATTTTCTTTCTTCCTGTAGAATATTTATCTAAAAATATATACTCATTTCCAACAAGATTTTTTACCTCATTTTTGAAATCTTTGTCACTCTTGGAATACCGCTCTGAAATTCTACTCCTGAAACAAAGAGGGCAACCATGCCCTCTTAATATATTATCTGGGGTCATATTAAAACAATAGCGACATTTGTTACATAAAAACGTAACTTTTTTACGAGCATTGGTATATCTATCAATCAAGATATAACCATCACCGTACTTTTTAAAAAGTCTTCTTTTAAACTCGCTTTCACTAAAAGAAACACCGCCGTTGCACATTGGACAACGAGCTTTTCTTAGTAAACTATTAGCTTCTATCTCCCACTCGCAACCGCACTTCTCGTGCCTAACTAAAACTTTTTCGTGAGCTTTTTTATATTCGCTCAATACAGTATATTCCGAACCATATTTATCATATATTTCGCTTAAAAACATTTCGCTGGTTCTTCTAATGCCACTTGTCATTTTTGCCCTTTCATTATATTATATTGTATTTACTTAACTTTACAATGTAATTATAACATATCCTCTTTACAATGCAATACTTTTATTGTATTATATTAAAAAAAGGAGGTTGACATGGCAAAAAAACGTATGACGTTCACGCTTGATGAAGAGCTGTTGGATAAACTAAAAGAGACATCAGAAGAAACAATGATACCGCAAGCTAAGATAGTTCAAAAAGCTATCGAAAAACAACTAAAAGAGATGGGGAAATAAAAACCTCACCTCTTTTTTTAACTGTTCAAAAATTCTTTCATCATTTCAGTTGTTGACTTTTCAGGCTTGGTGCTTCCTGCAATTGTTAGCAATTCCGCACGTCCTTTAGGGGTCAAACCAAGCTGAACACCAATTCTATTCAAGGTGTCAACGGCGTCTTTCATTGTGGCGACTGCTGGATTCTTTTTAAAGCCCATTGATTGCTCACCGAGAATTTCACCACTGCCTTGCGCTTGGACAATCTTCATTATTTCAGTTTGAATACCATTTTCTTTGATATCTTCATAGGCTGTCTTGTATAGTTCATAGTTAGTACAGTATGTTTCAACTAGGAATGTATCAATTCGTTCCACCTTTTCAGTAGCTTCTAAAAAAGGAACGATTTTGCGCCAAACTTCCCTTGCCACTGTTCCTAAGTAGTTCGGAGGGTCGCTTGGTAACCGCCCATTGTTCTGCTGATAATACGGATTCTTAACCACTCATCATTACTCCTCTCCGTTTGGTATAGACACCCTTTAAAAATCCTCAAAAGTTGCGCGTGACAAGAGAAGAC